TAAATAACCCGGATACCGTGACATCCATTTTAGATGATGGTCTCGTCACCAGTTCAGTTACCCAAACCGTTGACGATGGAACGGTAACCGGATCGGTCACATCAACCATCGATTTTGGTGGAATAACCCTCACACATTTCTATGTGAACGGGTCAGAAGTTGACGTGACTATTTTCAATGGCGGGTCGCTCGTCTTCACCAATCCGCCCGCGAATGGTTCAGCAATCACATGGACCGGGACTTACGGCTGGCTCTGCCAGTTCGATGACGACAGCACGGAAATAGACCTCTTCATGTACCAGCTTTACCAGATTCAGAAACTCTCATTCACCACGGCGAGACCTAACGTATGAGCACGCAACGCCAACTACGACGTGGCACTACATCACAAATAGCTGCCGCAACTCCAGCGCAGGGAGAATTGTGGGCCGATACAACTATATTTGGCAGGCTGGTTGTTGGAGATGGCTCGACTGCTGGCGGTTTTCCGCTTCCCTATATTTCATCGGGCGTTCTGAACGGCGCGAACGCTATCAAATTCCCATCAATTCAAGTTCCGTCCTCTGACGTTAATACGCTTGATGACTACGAGGAGGGAACGTGGACGCCGACCGTGACATTCGGCGGTGGTTCAACTGGTATCACATACACTCAACAGCAAGGCAATTTCACAAAGATTGGAAATCGTATCTTGTTTGATGGGCTTATTATACTGAGCAGCAAGGGCTCGTCAGCCGGGGTTGCTCTCATTGTGGGGTTGCCCCTTTCCGCAGCATCCATCTGCTATTCCGGTGTGTCGTGTCGTTTCACGTCCGTCCTATCGAGCATTTCTGGGCTCACGGGTTATGTGGAGCACGCCAGTACCCAAATCACATTGCAAAAGATGGTAAGCGGGACGGTGGTTGCCTTATTCGATACTGACTTCACAAACACAACTGGAATAGTCATCGGCGGGCAATACAGGGTCTGATGAAAACCCCGTGGTATGAAACCAGCCCCGGCTCAACCGTCGCCCTACTGCTCACAAAACGCTTCGTACAGGTAGACCTCTACACGTTTACCCCAAAGGTTGGCGGCGTTTTCTATTGGGCGGAATCCATGTTCGACGTTGCTATTCCCGGCACGACATGGAGCGCCAAGGGCGGAATGTTCGTCCAGCAGGACAGCGGGACAGCGCAAGGCCATTGGTCGTGCGGTTGCGACGTTGACACATGGCAGGTTCTTCTCGCCATCAGAAGCCAAGACCCGCTCACGGGCGCTGCGTGGCCCGACAAGATCGGCAACACGGCTATTCTGCCCGCTTTGCGCTCCGGCGTCCTAAATGGCTGCGATGTGCAGGTTGATTGCGCCGTCTTTCCGCTTTGGCCCACATCGGCGACCTATCCCGCGTCCCTAGCCCCTACAGGCGTCCTCACGATGTTTGCCGGGGAAATGGCGGAAGTCGATATAGGTCAGACGCAGGTTGCATTCTCCATCAATAGCCTGATGGACCGTTTCAATCGGCAGATGCCGCGCAATGTGTATCAGGCGGGATGCAGGCACACACTTTATGACACTGGCTGCACTCTCAATAAGGACAGCTTCAAAGTCTCGGGTTCTGTAGAGGCGGGAAGCACGCAATCCATAATCAAGTCTAGCATAGCCGCGCCTCCGGGGAGTGGCACGCTCGCGCTCGGTCGCATCGTATGCACAAGCGGGCAGAATGCAGGCTTCGGTAGAACCGTCCGTACGGCCACTGTCGGTAGTCCCGGCACATACCAGCTTATGACGCCATTCTTCTGGCCTGTGCAGGTAGGCGACACGTTCGATGCCTATGCCGGGTGCAACAAGACATTCACGCAATGCGGCCAGTTCTCGAATACCGCGAATTTCGGCGGCGAGCGTTTCGTGCCAGCGCCTGAAACAGCCATATGAACGAACAACAGGGCAGGGCAGAAGTCATCCGTGTTGCGCACGAATGGCTCGGAACCCCATGGCTACACATGGGCCGCGTCAAAGGCAAGCACGGCGGCGTTGACTGCGCGCAATTCGTCTATTGCGTCTATGCCGAAGCCAAGCAAATCGATCCGTCGATTTACGCGAAAGTCGAGTGGTATCCGCGCGACTGGTTCATGCACCGCGACGAAGACCGTCTTCTGGAAATCGTCAAGAAATTCGCCCACGAAACGACAGACCCGAAACCGGGCGATGTCGCATTGTGGAAGTTCGGCCGCACGCATTCACACGCGGCCATCATGCTCGACAGACCAAACATCATTCACGCTGACGTTGAAGTGGGCGAGGTCATCCTTGCCTACGAGAACGGCGGCAGGCTCGCCAATAGGAAGCCGCTATTCTTTTCGAGGTGGTAAATGTCGATCCTGTTCGGCGGCGGGACGAAGGTCAACCAACCTAAACCCGAAACAACGCTACGCATTAATACAGCAGTCTATGGCCTCGTACGTCCATTCGGCGCCGGCCAACGCAGACTGCCATGGAATCTCGCGTGGTACGGCGATTTCGCCTCCCAAGCCCATCAGCAAAGCGGCGGCAAGGGTGGTGTGCTTGGTGGCGGTGGCAAAGGAGGCGGTAAGGGTGGTGGCGTAAGCTACACCTATTCCGCTGCCGTCATCGGTGGAATCTGCGAAGGCCCGGTTCATCAACTTGGCCCGACGTGCTGGGATAGTGACGGATCGCAATTCCAACTCTCCAGCAAGAACCTCACCGCGTTTCTCGGAACCTATTCGCAGAGCGCGTGGAGCTATCTTACCTCAAAGCATTCCAGCCAAGCCGATACCTACCGAGGGCTATGCTACGCGGCGGCTGGCCCGATGCAGTTGGGCGCGTCTCCCGCCCTTCCAAACATCACATTTGAAGTCATCTTTGCGATCAACAGTGCGGCTCCGGGATGGGTAGACGCTCATCCGTATGACCACCTGATCGACTATCTGACGAATGCCTACTACGGGCTCGGCTTTCCATCGGCTCGCATTGGAGACATGACGCAGTGGTTCAACTACTGCAAGGCTGCTGGAATATTTATCAGTCCGGCTTACCAAAGCCCGCAGGCCGCAAGCCAGCATATCCAAGATTTGATGGATATGACGAACAGCGAGCTGGTCTGGAATGGCGGCAAGCTGACGGTCGTTCCTTACGGCGATCAGACCATAACCGGGAATGGCGTAACCTACACGCCGCCGTCGCAAGCACTCTACAGCCTTGGTGATGACGACCTGATGCCAAATCAGGGTTCGTCCACCAGTTCAGCATCATCCGCACAGAATGCCGATCCTGTCGTCATAACGATCAAGCCGAACAGCCAAAGCTACAACATTATCAAGGTCCAGTTTAACGAGAGGATCAACAACTACAATCCGCAGGTCGTAGACGCCAAAGACGACGGCGACATAGCGATGACGGAGGAACGTCCTGCCGATTTAAAGACGTTCGATTCCATCTGTGTTCGTAGCGTTGCCATGACGGTGGCGCACAATCTTCTTGCGCGCCAGGCTTACCGGAACGAGCCCGTCATCACTGTCGGGCCGGAATACATGCTTCTCGATCCGATGGATCTGATTGAGGCAACCAATGAAGCGTTAGCCATGGATAACCAATGGCTGCGCATCAAAGAAATTACACGAAACGCCGACAAGTCGCTCATCTTCCAGTGCGAGGAATATCTATACGGAACGGGCTCTACACCTGTTTATGGTTCCGAGGCAGGCTCCGGTTACGTCGCGAACAACAGTGTTGACCCCGGCAATACATCGGCCCCCGTCCTAATCAACCCGCCATCCTTGCTGACGCAGGGCGCACTTGAGGCATGGATTGCTGTCTCAGGCGTGGATTCAAACTGGGGTGGGTGCGAGGTTCATGTCAGCCTTGACGGATCCAGCTATTCCAAGGTCGGGCTTATCAACGGTGCGGCGCGCTATGGCGTGTTGTTGGCAAATCTCGCGTCTGGCAGCGACCCGGACACCGTAAATTCGTTCGATGTCGATTTGAGCATGAGCCTCGGCCAGATTTCCGGCGGGTCTCAGCAAGACGTTGATGCGTTTGCCACACTGGCGATGATCGACAACGAGCTTATCGCCTATCGCGACGTGACCATGGTCTCGACCTATGAGTTCACGGGCAGCTATTTAAGGCGTGGCGCATACGGCACAACGATTGCCGCCCATTCGACTGGTGCATCATTTGTCCGGTTGGATGACCGCATATTCAAACTGCCCTACACGACGGCGCAGAAGGGCACGACGATCTACGTCAAGCTTCCGTCGTTCAATATCTATGGCGGCGGGTTGCAGGACTTAAGCGCGGTCACAGCATACTCGATCACGCTAAACAGCGACGGCAAGTTCTACTACGCCCAGCCTATTCCTGATGGAAACG